TGCCAAATAACAGAGTAAGAGCTACAAGTCCTGCTCTGTGGGTTACAGGAGAAGGTGCTCCAGACTTTGCACCGTCACAGTGGACACACTCAGCAGAGTCACATGAATCTTACCTAGACCCTTACACAACATTTAATAATTTATACGAGGATAACGGTGGCAGCACAGGTAAAAAAAACAATAAAAAAAGTAGTAACCGGTCTTAAAAAAGCTAGTAAAACTCATGCAGGTCAAGCAAAGACTTTAGCAGCATTAGAATTAAAAAAGGGTGGCTCTGCAACAAAGAAAAAGAAAAGCAAGAGTAAAGTCAATGAAGCTGGTAATTATACAAAACCGGGATTGAGAAAAAGAATATTCAACAGAATAAAAGCCGGTGGCAAAGGTGGTGCTCCGGGTCAATGGTCAGCAAGAAAAGCACAAATGTTAGCAAAAGCCTACAAAGCAGCAGGTGGGGGATATCGTGGATAATGGCAAAGAAAAAGAAGGCAGACCCTAAAGTTGGCACAGGTAAAAAACCAAAAGGTAGTGACAGACGATTATACACGGATGAAAACCCTAAAGACACAGTTAGCATCAAGTTCGCCACAGTTGCAGATGCCAAAGCCACGATTGCAAAAGTTAAAAGAATTAATAAGCCATATGCGAGAAAGATACAAATACTTACAGTCCTTGAACAACGAGCCAAAGTATCTGGGAAGAGGGAGCAAGCAGCTCTCGCAAAAAGAGCAAAAGAACAACTAAAAAGGAAACACGAGAATGACAAAAGAAAAGTGTGATACTTGTGAGTGTTATGAATGTGATTGCGAAGAGTGTACATGTGAATGTCACAAGGAAGAACAAGATGAGGTACACGGAGTACCTGTATAATTAATGATTGAGTTTGTGTTAGTGTTTATGATGGGATTAAGAGTAGTAGACCAAACACAAACCTTTGAAGACATAGATAGATGCTTGTACTTTGCAGAGAGATTACACAAGCAACCATCCGTACCACAGTTGGAAGGAGCTAATCTACAGATAACAGCTTACTGTAAACCTAGAAGGAAAAGATAATGTTAGCAGAACTCGCAGCAGCAAATGCAGCCTTCGGTGTAATCAAGAGTTTTATATCCAATGGTAAAGAGCTTTCAGGTTGTGCTAAACAAATATCAGATTTTGTATTTTCTAAAGAAGCTATAGAGAAAAGCCTTAAAAAGAAAAAAGCCAAAGGTATAGGTGGTGCAGACTTAGAAGAGTTCATGGCTCTTGAGCAGATAAGAGAAAAAGAAGAAGAACTCAAGAAGATGATGATATATTTAGGTAGACCCGGATTGTGGCAAGACTGGCAACAGTTTCAAGCAGAAGCAAGAAAGACTAGGCGTTATCAAGAAAAGATGGCACAGAAGCGACAAGAAGAGATAATGGAATATGTAGGATACAGTATAGGTTTTATTATCATTGTATTCTTTGCAGGATTAGCAGCTTGGTTTGTAGCTAAATGGACAGGTAGATTATAACTCCATGTATAGGCATCTGCACGTTGCAAGAAAATGTCTGCATAGGATGCAATAGAACAATAGAAGAGATTAAGGAAGCATATGAAAGCACCACAAAGGTCATTGGCAAATTGGACAAAACAAAAGTGGAGAACTAAGAGTGGTAAACCTAGTACACAAGGGTCAAAAGCTACCGGTGAACGTTATCTACCTGAAGCGGCAATTAAGGCTCTTAGTTCCAAAGAATACGCCTCCACTACGGCTGCTAAACGCAAAGCAACTAGAGGAAATAGACAAGTATCTAAACAGCCCAAAAAGATTGCTAGAAAAACGGCGAGATTTAGATGAACAAAAGCGTATTGTATCTAAACTTAGCGAAGCCGCTGTTGAGGCTAGGAAACTATCTGTTCAACAAGCACGTGAAGGCTCTAAGAGAAAGACAAGAAAAAGAAGGAACTAGGAGACTATAATGGACAGTATGATACTAGATGCATGGAATGAACTTAGTTACGTAGAAGGTGTTTTATTTACAGTATGGTTATTTATCTTGTACTATGGTAAATGCTGGATTGACACCAAATTTAAACAAAAGGAATGTACATGTTTACGGCGTTAATAGGACCTATAGCAAACCTAGCTAGTTCATGGATGAACAGCAAGGTTGAGAAAGTTAAAGCTGACGGTCAAGCTAAAGTAGCACAAGCTAAAGCTAAAGCAGTTGTGGCAGAGAAAGTAGCAACAGGTGAAGTTGAATGGGAAAAGACAATGGCAGATGCAACAGATGGAAGTTGGAAAGACGAATTTGCCTTGATTGTTTTGTTATTACCTGCTATACTAGTGTTTGTACCTAGCATGACAGAATATGTTAGAGTTGGTTTTGAAGTGCTGAACACACTTCCTGAGTGGTATCAGTATCTTTTGTTTATAGCAATTAGTGCATCCTTTGGTATTAAAGGAGCAGGTCAAGCAATGAAGATTATGGGTAAAAAGTAATGACAAATATTGTTGAAACAAACTTTGGAACATTAATTAATCCTTCACGAGTAGCCAACGGTAGTGCTTCTAGTATTGTAAAGAAAGGTGCTTTTTATGTATTCTCACTTAGATTAAGTAGTGATGATATCAGAGAGTATTCTTTTACAGATAGAAATAGAGCAGAGAAGATGAGAAAGATTCTAATAAGTCATTTAGAACAGAGTATAAAACTAAAGAAAGTAAATAGTTAATGAATTTAATACAACTGCAAGATGAGATAGCTAATGATGAAGGTGTAGTGTATGAAACATACCACTGTTCCCTAGGACATTTAACCGGAGGTATAGGACATCTTATTACTGAATGGGATGAAGAATTTTACGAAAAGCCTATAGGAACTAAAGTACCTAATGAACAAGTTAATGATTGGTTTGAGAAAGATATAAAAGTTACAATAAGTGACTGTAAAATTATATTTGATAACTTCGACAATCTACCAGAAGAAGCACAGCTAGTAATTGCAAATATGTGTTTTCAATTAGGTAGACCTAGATTATCTAAATTTAAGAATTTTATTGCTGCAGTTAAAGATGAAGATTGGCAACGTGCAGGCGATGAGATGCAAGACAGTAGATGGTATAAGCAAACAACCAATAGAGCAGATAGACTTATAGCACGTATTACTAAATTAGGAGTACCAATGTAATGTCAGCATCAGATAACAAAATGATAACTGCTTTATCTAAGATGTACCCAAAGCTTAGTAAGGCTCAATTAACATCTTTTGTAAAAAAGAAGAAAAAGCCTATTACTATAGCTAGTGTTACAAAAGTTAAGGTAGGCATAGTACCCATAAAGAAAAAAACAAAAAAGAAGAAGAAAACATAATGGCAAAAGAATTAACAGAAAAGCAACAGAAGTTTTTAGATGTACTGTTTGATGAGGCAAATGGGGATGTTACACAGGCGAAACTACTCGCAGGCTATGCACCTACCAGTTCTACGTCAGACATCGTCAGAGGCATCAAGGAGGAGGTTCTAGAGGCTACTCAGATGTTCATGGCACGTAATGCTCCACGAGCAGCTGTTGCAATGGTTAGTGGAATCAACGACCCTACAGAGTTGGGTATGAGAGAAAAGATGACTGCAGCAAAAGAATTACTTGATAGAACAGGCTTAGTGAAGACAGAGAAGATGCAAGTAGAGTCTACAGGTGGTGTCATGCTTATGCCAGTCAAGAATGTACAAGCAGAAGATGAATAACAGAAGTATAGGAACTTGGGAATTACCCCAACCAACAGATTTAAAAGAAGATGACGAGTGGATTAGAATACCACGCATAGCTAGAACAGTACCTTTTGGTTACATACAAGACGAACAAGACCCTGAGACACTTAATCCTATAAAAGACGAACTAGATAAACTAGAAATGGCTAGAAAATATGTGAAGCAGTATTCCTATCGCCAAGTAGCTAATTGGCTATCAAAACAAACAGATAGATATATTTCACATGTAGGACTCAGAAAAAGGTTACAGAATGAAAAAAGACGTAAGAACCAAGCTAGAAGCCTACGCAAGTGGGCAGAGTATGCAGAAGCGGCGATCTCCAAGGCGAAAGAAATTGAGCAAGAAAGAACCGGTGCAAAA